CACCCTCTGTAGGGTGTTCGGCTTCCACCATGGAGATTAATCCCATGGCCATGCCGTATGGGGCACCTCTCGGTGCCTATACTGTGTGGAGTTACCTCCCTTCACAGTAGTGACGTTGGAACTGGGCCCTCCTTTCGGGGTTGTCCAGTTCTCGCGGTCGTTAAGGGTGGAAAGCACTGTCGCTGACGAAGTATGTCAGGTCCCCTACGGGCTTGATGTCATCTACGTACCAATTAAGGTGGTATGTGGATTAGTCAACAGTGCGAGCGATCAGTGACTTTTATACCTGCCGTACCCCGAAAGGGGAACAGCGGAGGTTGTCCATCACTCTCAGTTCTCTTTATCCCATCAATATGTAGCAGCCTGTCATTCCTCTCTGGTATGATGCTAGTGCAGGGTTTACCCTTACCATTAGCTAGTATCATAGAGATCAAACGTCCCGTAGGAGTGATCACGAGGGACAGTTCCCCAACCTAGATTGGTTAAATCACGAGTTAGATTAAATTCGCAGTGAACTTAATCCAGGGGTGGGCATTAACGTCTGTTCCAACGATCATTCTGAACGTCGAAATGACACATATTGTTGTCCGAACCGCGAGGAGCGGCCCAGAAAATTATACATGAAAGAAACTAAATTCTTTGCACTGTATAATTCGTTTAAAGATTCTGTTAGATCGATGCCAATGGTATCACTGGGTAACTCGATAGAGTTACCGGTGCTATTTAAGAAGCTTGGGCACAGAGTTCTGTGCGCTTGCTTTCCTAAAATAGTAAAATTCAATGCTCGTCTTAGACAGCTAACTCAGTTTTGCCAACACTTACTCAGAATGCGAAAGCACCATGGGGAAGTGTTTGTGGTCAAATATTTGAAAGCTTCGCAACTTGCAGTGAGTAAAGCTATAGCAGGGGTTCCGTTCAAGTCTCTTTCAGAGCTTGAGCCGGACCTCCCACTACCGCGTTTGTCTTCTTCGGGGTTACCCGTGCTGATTCCTCTTCGAGATCGAAGAGCGATTTTATCAGGTCGTGCGCCAGCGGTTATCCGTTGGTGGCTGACACTCTTGGGACTGTACAGGGTTGTACAGATCCCAGGAGTCTTGAAGATGAAGACGATAGTGGACCCTTATCACGGATCGATGTCTTTCTTATCAAAGGCGTCTTTTGAGCTAGAACTCTTGAGTTCGAACTTTAAGAAGGCGTTGAGATGGAAAGGTATCTCTCCTCGTAGTGGGATACTATGGTTAGAAAGCTCGTCTCCTAATTTTGTGGTTTCATGACTAGGAATTGTCCACGACCTTCAGTGTCTGAAGGCCGCTGGTCTTTCCGAATCACTCCTTGTCCTAATTAGAGAGTTTTGAGGTGACAGATCGAGAATGGAGCAGTTGTACAACACGGTGTTGTATCTTTGTGACCTACGTTCTTCACTTACAGTTCACTCGGGAGCGCCTCTTAAGGAGGCGGCAATTCATTCCATGGCTCCTACGGAGCACTGGGATTCATTGCGCTTATTTGACGGGTCCGTCCCTTCCGGGCGTATCGGTCAATTAAGTTTTAAGGAGGAAGCAGCAGGTAAAGTAAGGGTATTTGCAATGGTGGATATATGGACTCAGTCCGTCTTGAAACCTTTGCACGATGCCATCTCAGATATCCTGAGATCGTTACCGAATGACGGGACTTTTGATCAGGCGGCAGCGGTGAAACGTTGTTTTGCTAAAGTCAAGAGTTCAGGATTTTCGTACGGTTATGACCTTTCGGCTGCAACTGATCGATTACCTATTTCTCTTCAGGTGTCGGTCCTCAGTGCGATCTTCGGATCCACTGTGGGACTTCACTGGAAGAAATTGCTAGTTGAAAGGGACTACTGGTGGAAAGATGTTATTGCTAAGGGGCATGAGGAACATAACGTTCTACGTTATGCCGTCGGACAACCGATGGGGGCGTTGAGCTCTTTCAATATGTTAGCCTTGACACATCATCTGATAGTCCAGAGCTGTGCTCTTCGAGCCTCTCTTTCGGAAAAGGGAGTGTGATGGGATGGCTATGAGCTATTAGGTGATGACATCGTTATTTTTGATCACGAAGTTTCACGTTTATATCTGGAATTTATGAAAGGTATAGGCATGGAAGTAAATGTTAAGAAATCAGTGGTTTCTATAAACGAAACCTTTGAGTTCGCGAAAGTAACGGGTCATATGGGCAATGATGTTTCTGCACTGTCATGGAAAATGTTCATTAGTCAGAACTCGTTTATCGGCCGTGCTAATACCGCCTTTTCATTGCTGAAAAGAGGTATTGGTACTCCGGGACAGTCCTGGTTGATGAATATCTTGAAACATAAGAAGTACACTCCGGGGCAGGTTAACCTCGCCTTGGTTGCAGTTTTCTCTATGTTTGCAGGATCCAAATTAGTGGCGTTAAAAGAGTTTCTACGTGCACTGATATCGATGCACGCGCCTCTTGCGAAGCCTTTCATTCAGGTTACTGAGTCCCTTAGAACCCCTTATATAAAGGATCTAATGGACCAGTCTTTGCGAGGTCCAATTACCCGTGTGGATAATGGTACTCTCGTCTCAAGAGCGTGGGACATGATGTGGCCCTTTTTGAAGGCACATCAGTTCGCGGCTGTTAGACGTTGCTGAGATAAGTATTTCTCAGAGGACATTATCTGGAAAAGACACGTGGCGGACCTGACGGACCGTGTTTGTGCTGCTATCTGTAATGGGCATACTACTGCTCCCGCTGGAGCCCCTAAGGGGATCAATGGAGTAAGTGATGCGATGGATGAACTATGGTGATTAGTTCATGACTCTCTTTCGGAGAGCATGATCAGCCATAGAACTCATCTTGATCATGTAGGTCTAGAGGCTATTGATATTATTACACTTGAGGAGCTTGAAGAGGCTTCAAAGGTCCCTGGTAGTATTGAATCAGTGCTAGAGTTACCTGACCGTGCGGAGGAAAAGATTGCAATTGGAGGGGAAGCGAAAGAGATTCGTACTTCGGAGGTTGTCGACTCCATAAAATGGATCGCAGCTGCTCGAAAGAGTCAAATTCGTAAAATCCCTATGGACTGACAATCTACAAGCTGGGACATATGATACTATTAGACGTGATGCCTGGGCGACCAGTAACTTCTGAGGGTGAACCCCATTCGAAATGATCATGTGCCCTAGAGCCGAAAAGAGGCAGTAATCAGGTAAGTTAAACGCGAGGTCTCGTGCCTTGCCACTCCTGGGGAGCTAATATAGGAAACTTGTGGATACTGTCCATGTCTAAGGAGGGTAATTGAATACCGTTCCTCGGTTACAGGACTTTCGACGGATTATACTAGGCGGTCAGTAACAAAGGTTACTGATCCGTTTGGTG